GTATTACTATCGGGTTCGCCAAGTACAGGATGCTCTGGCGGCGAATGGCACGAACATGGAGGTACCCTATCTCTGGCTCGATGCTATGGCCGCTGGTCTTGCCCACCGCTTGGCTCGTGTTTATGCACCTGATCTTGAAGATAAGCGGAAGATGGACGCCGAAGAAGCGTGGCAAATAGCGGCTCGTCAGAACGTGGAAAACGTCCCGATGTATATTGCGCCGGGCCTGCTGAGTTACTTTGACTAATGCGACCTCGTAGCCACTATCAAGTCGATCCTGCCAATCCGAGGGCCAAGGCGGTCTGTGACCGCTGCGGCCAGATTTGGCAATTGAACATGTTGAAGTGGCAGTACGAATGGACTGGACCTCGGCTTCAGAATCTGAGAATCTTTGTCTGTCCGCCGTGCTTGGATAAACCCCAACCGAACATTAAAACCTTTGTCATTCCGCCTGATCCAATTCCCGTCCTCAACCCACGCTCGGAAAAGTATGTCCTTGACGACGCCCCCTTGTCGGCTCAGGGAGTTTCTGCAAACTTTTTTCAGCCACAGTACGGCAACCGCATTGGCAGCATGGTCGGAGCCGCTGGAATTAACGCCCCCTTCGACGGTGTTATCAACAAGCAATCGTGGCAAAGTGCCACCGACCTAACTTCGACCATTAACTCCAGCTACGGCAGCTACGTCGGTATTAACTGGCAGGGCAACGTCTCCAACCTGTCTATGCCTTCCAGCCTAAAGCCTCCGGTTATTACCCATACATTAAGCTCGGTCAGCATTTATGCGCCGATAGATAGAAGCTTCCTGCCCTCAGCAACCACCTACGTGATTCAATATTCCCCAGTTGATACCCCAGCCTACGGGGCGTGGACGACGATAGCGAGTGGCACTACGGCTGGCACAGCAGGCGAGTCAATTGGCGTCACCATTACTTCCACAATGACGAACTCGCTGGCTCAATTCCATAGGGTTGCCTTCTTAGGCGATGGCTCCCATTATGTCGCAGTCGCTCAGGTCCAATTCTCTGTAGGCGAAATCGGAGGCCAAGGTGAGTCTTAATTACGGCAGCTACGTCAGTCAAATCACCAATCTGATGGTCACATCGACAGCAGATACCAATTTCAACACGATGCTTCCGGGCATGATCGACTATGCCGAACAACGGATTTATCGTGAGTTGGATCTGCAAGCGACCCGTATCTCTGATTCGACTGTGAGTCTATCATCGGCGATCAGGAGCTTTACTTTGCCGACAGATCAAGGGTCATTTGTTGTTGTTGAACAAATCAACGTCTGGACCCCGGATGGCGCTGGATCTTCTAACGCGACTCGTAATCCACTTACGCCTACTACTAAGGAATTCCTTGACTTTGCGTGGCCTACATCCACAGCAACTGGCGTCCCTTTGTATTGTGCTCCTCTTAATAATACCACTTACATTGTGGGGCCTGCACCAGATCAATCCTATACTGTTGAAGTTGTTGGAACAATACGACCAACTCCTCTATCTACAAGCAATTCATCAACCTTCCTGACGCAGAACCTGCCCGATTTATTTATCGCGGCATCAATGGTGTTCGCGGCTGGTTATATGCGGAACTATGGCGCTCAGGCAGATGACCCACAGATGCCGGGGTCTTGGGAATCGCAATACAAACTTCTGTTTGCTTCTGCCAACGCTGAGGAGCTTCGCAAGCGGTACCAGAGTCAGGGTTGGACGCCTATGACGCCCAATCCCATAGCTTCGCCGCCGAGGATGTAAGATGCCTTGGGCTGCTGTTACATTACGTCCGGGTGTTGATACCGTTAAAACCCTGTCTCTCAACGAGGCGGGGGTCTCGGCGTCACAGCTTATCCGCTATCGGGATGGGCTGATCGAGACCTATGGTGGGTGGGCTAACTGGGCCGGATTTACTATTAACTCGACCATCCGCGATCTACATCCGTGGCAAGATATTAATGGTGTCCAACATCTAGGGGCCGCAGCCACCCAAAGTTGGAATGCCCTGACCGTTAATAGTAGTAACAGCACTATCACCAATCAGGTCATTACGCCGCAGACCACGACGACGAATCCAACGCCAAATTTCTCGGTGACGGCCAGCAGCAACGTCGTGACCGTCGTTGATGCCAACGCCAATGCCTCCAAGAACAATACAGTCTTCTTTAATACCCCGGTCTCGGTCGGCAGCATCCTGCTGAATGGTGCCTACCCCATTACGACCGTACTCTCAACCGGTTCTTACACGATTACGGCGGCAGTCAATTCATCTTTCTCGGTAGCATCCAGCGGCATTCTGCCCAAGTTTGCGATCTCGTCAGGATCTCAAACTGTGACCGTCACTATGCCATTCAATGGCTACTCGGTGATACCGGGCCTTTTTGAACAGTTTATCGCACCAACCACAGTCGGAACTAGTATCCCGTCGATCATTCAAGGCAAGTATCAGGTTGCCTCTATAATCGACTCAACCAATTTTACGATCAATTTATCGGTTCAAGCCAGCACCACGGCTACCGCGACCATGAATTCGAGCCTCGCCCAGCTTGTGTATTACGTGACGCAGGGTGCTCCCGCTTCCGGCTTGGGTTTTGGTGGTGGGGCCTTTGGCGGGAGTGGTGGCACTACGACAGGCTTCGGGGGCACCACGGGCGGTATTTCGGTCGTTGGGGGAACCCCCATTACCACTACGGACTGGACCCAAGACAATTGGGGCGAAATCATTCTCGGATGTCCTAAAGATGGGCCTGTCTATGCATGGGCTCCTGATTTTGGATTCACCAATGCTCAAGTAGTGAATCAAGCTCCATTCTTTAATGGTGGTCTTTTTGTAGCAATGCCGCAACAGATTCTGGTGCTGTGGCGGTCCTGTCAGGCATCCGGGGTTCAGGACCCTCTGATCGTCCGCTGGTCGAATCAGGGCGACTACACCAATTGGACGGTCTCCAACCAGACCACGGCTGGTTCATTCCATATCCCCACAGGGTCCTACATCGTAGGTGGAATACAATGCCCCTCGTTTGCCCTGATCTCAACCGACATCGACGTCTGGAATATGAACTATGTTGGCGGTACTGTTATTTTTAACTTTACTCGCATTGGTTCTGGTTGTGGTTGGATTAGCTCTCACGCTTGCGGAATTTTAGGGGGAAACCCCTTTTGGATGGCCAATAATAACTTCTTTACCCTTGGGGCTAACGGTGTTGCGCCAATGCCGTGCCCGATCTGGGATCAAGTCTTCCAAAACATCTCCACCAATCCCGCCTATGTCGCCAAAATCAGGGTGGCCGTTAACTCAATTTTCAATGAAATTGCATGGTTCTACCCCTCCGCCATGTCGACTGGGGAAAACGACAGCTACGCCAAGGTTCGCATCATTGGCAATGAATATGAATGGGATTATGGAACATTAAACCGGACAGCTTGGACAGACGTGTCCATCGTCGGCAACCCCATTGGGGCCGATTCCACTGGGCAAATCTACCAGCATGAGGAGGGTACCTCCATTACCGGGACGGGCCTCCCCACCTTTCAGAGCGGCTATTGGGCCATTACCGAGGGTGAGGATATCCCCTTTATTGACCTCGTGATCCCTGACTTCATCTGGGGCCTCAAGTCGGGTTCCCAGAATGCATCTATTAATATTACCTTCTATGGGGTAAATTATCCGGGGGATACGCCTACGGTCTACGGACCCTATACCGTCACTCAAGCCACTGAATACATTAATGTTCGGATAAGAAATCGTCTCATGTCCGTTCTTGTGCAGAGCAATGCGAATAGTGAATTCTGGCGGCTTGGCCGGATACGATTCCGCTTTGCCGCGTCGGGGAGACGCTAATGGCAATCGGCTTTGACAGCATCTGGTCCTCTCTTAGGGATGGCGTGGCGGCCATCAATAACCTCACGACCAAAATCGGGACCATCTTTCCGCAGATTACATCTACATCAACATCTGCGCCTGCTACCAACGGAACGATTGTCTTTCAATCGTCTACCGCATCTTACTTCATGCTTGTGACGACCAGTTCCGGGTTCACCGGCAAGACTCCAATCTATCCGCAGTAGGTGAAAGATGGTCTCTACCTTTACGCCAAACATCCAGCTTGAAGAACCGGCCCGTGGTGACGATACCGGAACGTGGGATACCCCCGTCAACAACAACACGACGTTGATTGATCTTGTTGTCGGCAACATCACTACTATCGGATTAAATAACTCCAACGTCATCCTGAATGCAGGCCAGTTCCAGAGCAGGCAGATCATCTTTAACTCGACGTTGACGGGAAGTGTGACTATCACCTTCCCAACTTCTTTCAAGAAGAACTACGAGATCTATCATACCTGCACAGGCAGTAGCGCCTTTACCATTACGCTGGCCACGACTGTAGCTGGTGGACAAGTCGTCTGTGCTGTTCCCAATGAAACGATATTTGTAACCAATGACGGCACCAACATCAGATACACGGGACTGGACCGCATTGGGTCGTATTGGGATTACGCGGGGTCATCTGTCCCTAATTGGATTTCGGGCTGCACTGTGCCTCCTTACTTAAATTGTGACGGCACCACCTTTTCGTCTGCTACTTATCCACAGCTTGTCAATGTCTTGGGTGGCACGACGCTTCCGAATTCAAAAGGTAGGGTCCGCGCCGCCCTCGATCAGGGTGCTGGATTGATTTCTACGGCGGCGACTGGCTTTAACACTCCTAATGTCGGCGGTATTGGCGGCGCTCAGTCCAACACTCTCGGATCAAGCAACTTGCCTGCAAGCATCCCAATCACCGATCCCGGCCATACTCACACCATTAGTAATAACGGTACAGTTAATGGTGAGGCTTCCGTTGCGGCGTCCGCATTTTTCACGATCACCAATACGGGGGTTACCACCAACTCGGCCGTCACCGGCATCACCGTCAATCCCGGAAGCGCCAATACAGCAATTACCAACCTCCAGCCATCCTATATCGGCGGCTTGATGATGATACGGGCTGGCTAATGATTGAGACTGTGACTGTCACACCGCAGGATATACCGACATGGGGGATGCTTCTAAACCCCCTGTGGTGGCTGATGTGTGGCGGCAGCAAGTCAACATGGACTGCGCCTTTAATCAACAATGGGCTTCCTTATCTACCGAATATATCCAACCAGTTCATCCGTAATCTGCTGTGGTGGTTTCGGAATCCTTGTGCCAATTTTGTCGGTTATATTATTGGCTTTGAAGGACAGACTTACACGGTGACAGGATCTTATCCTGTCCTTGCCACAACTTGGCGAGATGTTCCCGGTAATATAACCGGTTTTAAGTGGTCACTCATCAACGGATGGGCTCCGTTCATTTCCTATTGGAATGGCTGGCTGGAGGCATATTTGGGATGGCGCCCCGCCTCGGGAGGCTTCGGGTTGAAGTTCATCATCCATGGCTAAGAAGGAACTCGCCCTCCACGTCGCCCGGAAGTATGCCAAGAAGGCACAGGGCGGGGATGACTTCCGCAAGTCTCCGAACATCGAAGACCGGAGGATGGAGGCATTTACTCCATTCAACGATAGCCTGTATTTCCCGGAAGGCCCTGTCGTGAAGCCAATGGAAAGCATGACGCCTTTCCATATGAACATGTATTACCCGAATAGCGGCGAGGTTGGTTTTAGCCCGATGGGGGATGCCCTCGGGAACAAGGATCTCGACCTGAGGGCGGCGGGCTTTGCTGACGGCGGTGACGTCGATCCATGGCCCCTCAATGACGACCTCAAGACGCCTAATGTCCCACCTCAGGTTCCAATCTCCGGCGCTCCAGCAGGGCAGCAGGCCGAGCCCCATGTTGAGCCCAGCAGGCTGCCAGAGAAACTCCGCAATCTGGGCAAGGACTGGAAGGAGGCTGTACGCGAAAGCGATGAGGCTGCATATGGGTTCCATAAGCAGGCACAGGAGAACTTCCAGACCTATAACCCCCTCCGCTGGGGCTTAGGACTCGGACAGGAGGCCCTTGGGGCGGCTATGCCAGCCATGACCCCGATCAATGCGGCCTTTGGGACGGCCCAGAAGACGGCTGAAAGGACCGGTCCGGGGCTAGGCCAAGCCGTGGATGTGGCAAGCTGGGCCAATCCGGACACCCTAATGGGTGACGTCGCCAAGGCCGGGATGTTCGGCCTGCCCGCATTTAAGCCCGTTAAGGAGGCTTTCACCAAGGAGGGTGTTGGCAAGCTTGACGACATAGCCAAACATATGGATCAGGCGCTGAACAATTCGCCTGAGACGAACCCTGAGATCCAGAAGAACCTCAAGCAATATACCAACAAGGACCTAGCCGCCATTGCTGGTAGCGCTGGCTTGCATGAAGGCCAAATCGACCAGCTTAAATCCCATATGTCTCCCTTGCAGCAGAAAGGATTTGATACCTACTACAAGAAGCACTTCGGAGAACCACCGAAGGCTCCGAGTGCTGGGCCTGACTTAAAGCCAGTCGATGAGATGCATCAGCCCTCCAACTTCGGAGGCTACGTTCATCCTGACCAACTGACTCAGGTTGGACCGCAGATGGGTTCCAACAAGGGTGGCGTCTATCAGGATAAGAACGGCGTCAAGTACTACATGAAGGAAGGGCAGACCCCGGCTCACGTTGTCAATGAGAACGTGGCAGCAGCCCTCTACGATCTAGCTGGCGTTCCAACCCTCAAGTACCACCATGATCCAACCGGTAATCATATTATTACCCGGATGGAGAAGCTTGAGAAGAATAATGCGAGTCAACTCGACGATCAAGAGATGTATGAGGCCCAGCACGATTTTGGCGTTCATGCATGGCTGGCTAACCACGACGTCGTAGGTACTGGCGGTGACAATCTCGGTGTCATCAACGGCAAGGTGACACCATTGGACCTCGGCGGCGCATTGGAATACCGCGCCAAGGGGGCGCCTAAAGGCAAGATCTTTGGCAATGAGGTCGGCGAACTCCAATCTATGCGTGGGCTAGATCCAAAGGTCCATGCACCGGATGCTGCGGCCATGTTTGGCGGCATGTCAGATGAACATGTAGCTGATTCGCTTAAGAAAGTAATCAACATTCCTGATGAGAAGATCAGGCAAGTTGTGGATAACTTTCACGGCGATCCTAAGCTTGCCGATAAGCTAATTGCCAGAAAGAACTATCTCAAGGACTGGGCTGAGAAGCACGGTGGTGAACCACCTGCTAAGGGCTGGGAGAGTGCAGGGTATGGCCACGATCCGGACTTTGGCTCATTTGATGAGCATGGAGTTGAGCATGCTCCTCAGCACGAACCAATGTCGGAGAAGGAACTAGAGGAATACTTTAAGAATGCCCCAGCCGGGCCTGAGGGCTGGAAAGATGAGCTTTACAGTCACACACCAGAAGAATATGGGGATCTTGTTGGCTTACCTAAGGGTAAGGAAACGCCATTTGAGCAGGCGTTATCGAAGGCCCTTGCCTCCAAATGGCCTGACTCTGGTGGGTACAAGGATATTCCGAGCCATCCTAAGGATACTCAATGGCTTGACCAATTCGAATACAATAAAACTTACAACTTACCAAAGAAGGTATTTGGCGGGATAGACAGCGGTAAAATTATTGCGGCCTTGTCCAAGTATCATATCGGAGACAATCCGAATATGACTGCATTCGGATTAAAGGCTAAGTTGCTGGCCAAGGAACTTGGGAAACTAGATAGCGAGAAGTTTCTCAAGAGCATGTCGTATTACAATATTAAGCCGCATCAGATCGAGAATGTTCTCAGCTATTTCCCTGAGAAAAACATTGATGACATGAAGGGCCTTATGTCCGAGCATCTCGGACAGGCTGGATACAATGTTCCTATTACATCTCAGAATCTTCCTCATGCTCAAAAGAAAAAGATGCGTGAGGATGCTATTAAGGCCAGCTTAGAGCCGAAGTCTTGGAAATCATATGCTCCGCCAGAGGGGCATACTGAGGGCAAGGAGTGGATTAATAAGATTGATTGGGGCAAGAACAAACCGGCAGAGCTTGAGAAGAAAGGCTGGGCCACCAAACATTATGTTTGGAAAGGTGGCGAGTTTGAAAATCCGGTTCCCGGCGGAGGCTATCCCCACGAAATTATAGACCCTTCCCAAAAGGTGTGGGAAAGGGCTTTCTTTGCCGCGCCCAATCCAGAAGTTGCGGCTCATGGTTATGGACCTCTAGGCCATCCGTATATTGCCAGAGAGCATAAATTTGCTCGGGTAGATTATGGCCCCCTTGCCAAGCAGTTAGGGCACCAGATACATCCTGATGGCGGTGCTACTTGGAGCAAGACTCTTTTTCACGATATTATCGAAGAGGCTCGCAAGCAGGGATATGACATGATCGCCCTTGAGGGTGTTCATGATGTTGGATCTCATGGCTTAAAGCATACTCAATACGCTGTTATTAATCCTGAGATCCTTCGTGCCCCAAGGGCAGCCTTTGACCCAAAGAAGATGCATTTGAGGCACCCGTTAGCAGGCTTTGCGGGTCTGCCCGCTGGGGCTGGTATCTACCAGTATCTAAGCGGCGGTGACAACGACCAGAAGTACGCCACAGGAGGCAAAGTGAAACACAAGCACCCGCAGATTGACGAGAATCCGCAGGAGCATGAGTTCATCAACTTCTCCAAGGGTGGATTAATCGACTCCCATATTCCGGGCCGAACGGACAAGATTCCGATGCGAGTTCCACCGGGATCGTATGTATTGCCTGCCGACATTCCAAGCGCCCTTGGTGAAGGCAATACTAAGGCAGGCAGCGAGATCCTGAAGAAGATGTTTACGCACTCGGCTTACGGTCTTCCCCCTCCGAATATACATGGGCGGGCGTTCCAATACCCGCATCAGCTTCATTTTTCGCATGTTCCTATTCCCCATCAAAAGGCCCGTGGCGGCAAAGTCGAACCCGCAACAGTCCTGCCCGCTAACCACCAGCTTGGGATGAAGGTCCCCAAGGGTGGTTCTATGTGTGCTAACTGCAAATACCTTGCCAGTTCAACCACTTGCGGTAATCAAGGGTTCGTGAAATGGCACGGGAAGCCGGAACTTCCGGAACCAGCCAACGAATATTGCTGTGATTTGTATGAGCATGGCAAGACCGAAAAGAAAGCTGATGGGGGTAAAACGGACCATGTGCCGATCATCGCGGCTGGGGGAGAGTTCATTATCCATCCAGATGTGGTAAAAGCTATTGGGGGCGGGGATATGAAACAAGGTCATAAGACCTTGGATAAGTTCGTTATTAATACTCGCAAACATCATATCGAAACCCTTAAGAAGTTGAAACCCCCGAAGTAGATCAAATGAGTTCACCCTCTGAAGTAAGATTTGCTGGTCCCTCTGAATTTGAGCAGGTCTGGTACTTGATGCGAATGTCCTATGGCGAGAATGCCGTATTCCCCTTGTCAATGCGGAAGGCCGCTGGCTTTGTCCGGCGTGCCTTGGCAGGCCAAGAGGGCGCTATCGGCGTCATAGGCCCAGAGGAAGGAGAGCTAGAAGCCCTAGCCTTCCTGTCTATCGGGACTTTCTGGTACTCCGAGAGACCTCACCTCGAAGAATACATGGTTTTTGTCCATCCAGACCACCGCAAGTCACAGCATGCCAAGGCTTTGATGCGCTGGATGAAGCAACAGGTTAACGAGACTGGACTCCCTCTAATGACGGGTATCTTCTCTGAAAGTGCCCGCAACGAGGCCAAGTGTAGGCTGTACCAGAGAGAGTTTCCCAAGCTGGGAGAATTCTTTTTCTATAAGCCTAATAGTAGTACAGTAGAAACTTCCTCTTAAGGCAAAGCGTGAACAATGGGCGGTAGCAAGGGCAGTCAAACAGTCCAGAATCAGGCGCAAACGCAGTCTTATTCTGCCAATCCTACCATTGCGGCCGGGGCTAATCAGGCCGAGGCCGCCGCCCAACAGGCCGCCGCGACCCCTTTTAGTATGCCGGTTGCCCCGGTTGCTGGATTTAGTCCACTTCAGCAGCAGGTGTTCCAGCAGTACGGGAGTCTCGTTAACCAGCCCTATTACCAACAGGCTGGCCAGTTGTATGGTCAGAGTGCGGCGCCGATCTCGGCGTCTGATGTTGCTAATTACTACAATCCAATGGCTGCGAATGTCACAGCCAACCTTCAAGACATATTTGGGGCACAGAATGCGCAAAATACTGCTAATCTCGTTCAGTCTGCTGGCGGCATTGGGGCTGATCGTATCGCTGTGGGGCAAGCCGACATGGCTAAGCAGCAAGGGCTCGCTGCTGGGCAAACATATGCCAACCTTTACCAATCCGCTTTGTCAGCAGCCCAGCAGCAAAAAGCCCTCGAAAGCGGAGCGGCATCGGGACTAGCAGGGCTCGGTGGCCAGACACTCGGCGGCGCCAATGCGGCTGGCCTACAGCAGCAACAGCAGCAACAGGCCCAGTTGAATGCGCCGTACCAAAACATTCTGGCACAACTGGCCTATCCATTCCAGACGGCACAATATCTAGCGGGTGTAACCGGTGGACTGGCACCAGCCCTTGGGGGTACGACCAATGGGTTTAGTCAGACGATCTCTCAGCCTCCGACGCCTTCGCTGCTTAACCAGATCGTCGGTCTAGGAACGGCTGGCGCTGGCCTTTATGGCACCCTCGGTGGCAGCGGCGGGAGTCCGGTTTATGGTGGCGGCAATGCCTTCACGGATGCTTATGGTGGAAGCTCAGCCAACCCCCTCCCCGGATTGACCGCTGCTGACTATGGCATTGGGTATGCAGACGGTGGTGAGGTTGAGGGTGAAGGATCAAACCAACCGTCTTGGCCCGGCGTTGAGGGCGGTGGCAATTCTATCGTTCCTTACATTCCTCTCCATGAGGGAGCAGGGCACTCCGGTCCCCTTACTGGGGGTATGCAGTTCTCGAACCCGAACTCTGGCCAGCAACAGCAGCAGCAACAAAGTAGCGGAATCAACTTTGGAGACATAGCCAAGCTGGCAACGAGTGTGGCGCCTTTACTCCTCAAACAGGGCGGCTCAGCCTATCCTAAGTTTGCGGATGGTGAGGATGTGCCCTATGGGCCTGATGAATCTGGTTCCGGACCAGTCGCATCATTCCTACAAGGGCCTATAGATGCCATTAGAGGCGGCTGGAATAGGTTTAATTCCTATGCGCCTCCTGCACCAGGGGCTAAGCCAGACCCCGGAGCTTCCATCCCATTCATTGGGCCAGCCAATGCAGCGGGTGCTGCGGGTGCCGAAGGGCACGTTCCCGGTACTGGCTATGGACCTATGGAGACCGGTGAATCGGGGGCTGCCTTCCCTGTACCGCTACCAAGGCCGAGACCGACACCACCCCATCGAAGGAGCAGTGCCGGTGTCGGCCCCGGAGGGGCGTCTGACATATCCACAGACGGATCAGACCAGATGCCTTATCCGAATGCAACCGGAAACCAAGGCTTCGGTGGAAAAGATTGGGGATTGGCGTTGATGAATATCGGCGCGACGATTGCCTCAACTCCGGGGCCATTGGGCTCAGCTATCGGCAAGGGCCTGTTAACTGGCACCAAGACCCTTCAGGAGCAGCGTAAGGAAGGCCGCAGCGACGAGGAACTTAACCAGAAAGCTAAAGCCCTCCAGCAGAAGGCAAAAGAGCATCTGGATGAACTTAATAAGATGACGCCTTACCAGAGGGCGTCCCTCGCACTTAAGAACAAGGAACTCGATCAAGAGGGTGCCTCCGACGCCACTATGGACCTAAAGACGAGACGTGCCTTGGCCGTCCAGACACGCAACTACTTTAATCAGTTGGCGAGACAGGAAGCTGCAAGAGTCAGTGCTGACATTACTGGCAAGACTCAGCCACGCAGCAACGATGAAATCTGGGCAGAGGCTCATAGGCGGGCACGGCAAGACTATGGATTGACGGGCGGTGTTCCGGCCGCCCCAACGGAAGCTCCGGCCAAGACAGTCGTTAGAACTGGGGTTGATAAATCGACCGGCAAAAATGTCGTTCAGTACTCTGATGGTTCCATTGAGTATCAATAATGGGTGTCAACGATATCGTTTGGGACGACCCGAAACCGGCCCAAGCCCCTCAGAGCAACATCGTTTGGAATGAACCTACAGGCAGTCCCAATGCTGCGGTAAAGACTGAGGCTCCTGACACGACGGCGCCAATGCCGGGACCGCTTGACGCTCTATGGCATGGATTAAAACAGTCGGCTGTTGAGAGCGGTCAGTCAGCAGAAGTACTGAAAGGACAACGCCCAACAGAAGCAAAAACCGAAGAACAGCCAGAAGCAACTCCTTTCGAGTGGCGGGATGTGCTGGAGCCCTTTGGTCGGGGATTGCCGAAGCTGGCGTATCAGACTGGTGCATCGAGTCCTACTATTGCTGGGGGAATCGCGGGTGGGTGGGGTGGTTCTTTGGTTGAGCCGGGTCTTGGGACGGCCATTGGCGGAATAGGCGGAGCAGCGGCCGGGGCAGCGTTTCAAACAATCGGACCAGCCTTCGCCCGGCAGTTAAAAGCCAATCCTTCCGACCCAAATAAGGCATGGGATAAAGCGGTGGAGGAGACGGCAGCTTCCGGCGCGTTTTCCGGGGCGTCATGGGGTGCTTATCCTCTTCGCTTTTTTAAGGGACCATTGAAGAATCTGGCTTTTCAAGCCTTCGGCGTTCAGCCCGGCATTGGTATGGCCGAGCAAGCGACCAAGAATGTAATTGACGAAAAGCCGGTTACGGAAGGTCTTGGTCAGGCTTATGCACAGGGGGCTGTTGGTACGGCTGTACCTGCTGTGGGTCATATGGTTCTCCGGGGTGAACCTGAGGCCCAAGCCACACCTAAGCCGACCTCGGCCGAAGTTCAATCCAGCGTGAATTCAAAACTTGCTGAAGCCCATCAGCTTCGGCAGGACGCATTGGACCCGAACCTGAGTCCAGCAGAAGTGATGCGGAAGCGGTCCAGAGCGGACGATCTGGCTGAGATGGCAGCACATGAGGTCGATACTCATCTGGCTCCGCAACGGGCTCAGCAGCATCAGCAACAAGCTGAACTGCTGGAACAGCAGGCTGAGGCTGAACCAGATCCAACCAAGAAGGCAACCTTGGAGGAACAGGCGAGGACCCAGCGTGAGAAGTTCCGTGAGGAAAGCTTCTTGGCGATGGCACCTCCGCCTATGCCACCAAAAGGCGGCCGAATTAAGGAATGGTTCCTTCAGAACATTGCTCCTGAGCAGCGCTCCGAAGGCGCGGCACGAACCGATATTGCGGTAGCCAAGTATGTCTCTGAGCGGGCCAGAGATCGTGACGCCATTCAGCGTCAAGGCTATCAATGGTGGAAGAAGCTCAACAAGCTTCCATTCGATACAGACCAATTGCGGATCATTGATGCGGCCGAAACCGGCCAGCACACACCCCAAGACTTGGTGGCCAAGCATGGTCCTTGGATTGACCAGATGCGAAGTGACATTCGCAAGTGGCTAGACAATAACTACGAATACGAAAAGAAGTTCGGCTCAAAGGCGTCGTATTTCTCTGATTACTTTCCGCATGCTTGGAAGGATGAGGATCGGGCCAAGAATATCTTCTCGACCGATAATATGATTAAAACGATGGGACCGGAATGGTTCCAGAAGTCTCGTACTTACGACGCCATTCAACTAGGATTGGCGAATGGACTGGAGCCTCGGTTTAACAACCTGATGGACTTCGTGAACCATCGTCTCATGTCGGGCGATGATATGGCCAATAAGGTCAAGTTATTGCAAGACATGCAGGAGCTTGGCGTTGCCACCCCTGTCGAGAAGGCCGCGCCCTATCTGACTCGGCCAAGCCTTGTCGGTGGTACCCATGCTTGGCAAGAGGTCAAGGCCCCTAATAGCGAGAAATGGCTGATTGCCCCGGACGCTGCCGATATCTGGAAAAACGGCGTCGAGGCCAAAGGTCTTTGGTCCCGGACTGACGCGATTGGAGATGGCTTTAGGGGGTGGATGAAGCTGAAGAACCTCTGGGTTCCTCTCAAGCTCGGCCTATCCTTGTTCCACCCTGTCCACGTCATGCACATTGCTCAGGTCAATAACCTCAGCCGTGCCCTCGGGGAAACCTTTGGGAAGGGCCAGCAAGGCTTGGCTCGTCGCTTCGCGGCTGTACCTGAGGCTGTGTTTCAAAGCGTTATGGACCCGTTTCTGGCCCTTCCAGTGGGCACTGGCTATCGAGGCAAGGATATCCGCAATCAGTGGCTAACCCCTCGGGAAGCTCGGACCAAGCAGGGCGAGGCCCGGCTTAAGCTCATCAACGAAATGGGGCTCAGCGCCCAGCTATCAGAGGAACTCCGTCACAGGGGTAAGGGGGACTTCACCAATGCCATCGCTAATAACAACTATATCAAGGCTATACCGGGAGCAGCCGGTGCTATTTTTCGTAGCGTTGGAATACTTCAGCATGCTCTGTTTGACCATTGGATTCCTAATCTGAAAATGGCCGCCGCCGAGAGGGAAGCGGCGGCCCTCCTAAGACGGCGCCCGGACTTGATACAAGATGACACCAATAGGCGGGTCGCCCTGCGGGCTTTAGGTAAACAAATAGATAATCGTTTCGGAGAAATGTTCTACGGAGGGCTTTTCTGGAACCGGACCTTAAAGGACGCCGCCATAGGATCTTTTTTATCATTGGGATGGAACCTCGGTTTTATGCGGGAGTTCGGGGGTGGAACCTTTGCACCGATTGCTCGGCGCTTGATGGACAATCCTAATCCAACTCAGAAGCTTGTTCGTGAAGTCACGAACAAGACCACGAATATGTTCGTCTATGCCTTGAGCGCCTTCGCCATTAATGCCGCAATCAACAAGGCATTCACCGGAGAGAACGCGGAAGGCATGGATTATGTCTTCCCTCGGATCGGCGGTCTGAACCCTGACGGATCTCCTCGCCGGGTAACGAACGCCTTCTATACCCGCGAAGTTCCCATGGCGATGAAGCACATTCAGGAGCAACAGAACGCCCTGTTTGGCCTCAGCGAGATGTTCTGGAACAAGCTGATGTTTCAGCCCATTTCCGAAATGATCCATAACCGGGACTATTTCGGGAACAAGCTGTTTGACGAAACCGCTCCGGGCTATAAGCAAGCCTATCAGTTAGGGAAACACCTGATCGGAGATCAGGCTTATCCTATATCCGTGGTTGGGGCACGGCGTGCTTTGCAACTGAGCGGCAAGCCCTATGGTCCCACCGATATTCCCAAGCAGATCACCGACCAAGACGTCTACATGCCTCTGTTGGGCTTTGGACCAGCACCGGGTTATGTCTCCAAGTCTCCAATGGAGAACCGGATTCAATACCTCTTTGCCCACCATGTCGCTGCCTCTGAGAAGCCATTCGAGACAGGTGCTAAGTGGCAAGAGAAGTTTGATGCCCGAACCGACTACATGGCCGCCAAGCAGCGTCACGATGACGAGGGTATGAAGAAGGCTGCCATCAAGCTTCGGGAACTAGGCGTCAAGACCGACCAGATCAAGAAGATGGAACCCGGCAAGGGCATGGATTCCATGTTCCAGAGACTCGATGACAACGATAAGAAGTCCCTGTTCAAAGAGATGAACAGGGACGAGTTTAACCATTATGTCAGGCTACTAGGGAAAAAAGCCGCTCTAAGAGGCGACCCGCTGATAGTGGCTTTGGCGCGGAAGTTCGCTTCTCAATCTCAGCCCTAAGGGCCATGGCACGCTGTAGGGCCATGCCATAGGTCCAATTACCTTTGTCGTTTGCGTTGTATGATCTTGCAACCCGATCCCAACCATCTGGAAGATCGCCCCTGATTGAGCCCGGCACGTCGTCAATCCATCTGTTAATCTTCATAGGGCCATATGAAACGCACGTCACGCCCATATGCTTACAACCAGTCATTTCTTGGAAATACTGGGCAAGGAGGCAGCCACAAGGCAATTGATAATTGTAAGTCCCACCCCTCGGCTTCGTCTCTAGCCAGCTAATCAGACTGTCGAGTGATAGAATATCACGTTCCGGCTTGGAACCAGATTCTACGAACATAAGGATCTCCGAGTTGGTTAAAGCTTCTTAGGATCGCCAGTGGAAGGCTCTATCGGCCCTGTCACGGGTGTAGCAGTTGATGCGACCGCCGAACTAGATTGAAACATGTCCGACAGCGCGGGACCTCCATTACCCCCCATTTCAGTGAGGATCGCCGACAATTGCTTGTCATGCTCCTCAATAGTCCCGAAATGGGCCTCGAATCTACCCAAGGTTTGCTCGAAGTTGTTCATGACGGCATCCGCCTTGTCACTATGGCCGGTTGCCTTATCGAGCAGACCATTACCGCGTTGAACTCGCTGAACTAGCTTTTGCAGGTTAGCAGGGTTCCCCATGTCTAAAAGACCTTCAGTATCAATGTGATGGCTAGATGACAAGCCGTTGTCCCAATAGTACTGAAAGGCCATTCATCTGTCTACCAGTTCCAGTTATATATTCCAGTGACCACATAGGCTAAAAAACCCAAAGCTATGATAGCATAGATCCACGCCAGCATTTCGGCTATATCACCCGTCACCCTCATTCTCGCCCTCCGAATGTGCTCGTCCCAAATGATATCGACCTCCTCTTGACCTAATAACCAGCGGCCCGATTCGGTCGTTCACCGCCTTGACGCAAGTCCTGATAGTGGTCTTGGACTTCCCCGGTAAACACTCTTTGATAAGTTCCTCGACTGAAATCCCCTCTGGGCCGCTGTTAATGACAGCGTTGTAAACCCTAAACTGCCGCGTCGTCAGCTTGAACATAAGTTCAGAGCCGGGGGCAATTTCACCCTTACAATAGGGACAGCGGGTCTCACTCATGCTAGACGGCTTTCAGCACGATAGTTAGCCTCCTTAGCGTGCTGTTCCATGGACCGCATCTTGACGCTCTCCATTTTGATTTTGGCACGATTAGCCAAGCGCCTCGCCTCGACCATTCTCTCATTATAATCTCTCCACTCCGGCGATGCCTTGACCTTCTGTTCCGCTTTATTGACCGGAATGTCGCCCTGATCGGCACACCATTCCGCCATGACAGCGGAGCGGCAATTTTCTAGCAATTGGGCGGCGGCCTCTTTATCCGCCCAATCGCTTCCAACTTCTTCAAAAACATCAGACCACGGCCTAGAAGGGTATCCGGTCATCATTCATGTCCTCATTGTGTTGAGGAGGTGGAGCAGTCGTCGTTGAGATCAGATCGGGCTTCTTGACCGGGATCGGCGCGGGGCCAAAGACAGCCAGCCACGCCTGCTTAAAGGTTTGAAGCAACTCCACAATGTCCATAAGCCGCAAGTCCAGTGGACCTGTGGACGTGTTCGGATTCGATAAGATACTATTCATTGCCCCGCAGATGAATATGTCCATTCGCCGGGTATTGTCATCAAATGTATGTGATGGAGCCGCTGCCCCATTAGTCTTGGGGGCGCTGGAACTCACAACCTTTTGATACTTCTTAATGGTCCAATAGGTCTTACCATCATACTCCCGAGAGGCAGCCTCATTGATGATATAGGTACCGCCAGCCGTAAAGTCCGGAAGGCTCTGATACCACACATCCCAGAACTTGCCGGTGGTATCCTTGACCGACCCATACTTCTTGCCTTCGCGGGGCTGATAAACCCTTTCAACTGTAATTGATTCGCTCATTGAACCCGTCTTTCGATTGTTGCTGAAATACCACTTGGAAGGCGCTTATTAAGCCTGCGGTATGCTCTTGCCGCTGTGATAATGGCCTGCTGAACGTTATCGGTTAATCCCATTTCCGTGATGGCCGCAAGGGGATCATCAACGGTCAAGACCTCCTTTTCCCTGAGACCGATCCCTTTCCCCAGCCCTCCCCGAATAATGACCGTTTGCCCTTCCTCAGCCCGGATTGCGGACCGCTTAGCCTTTTCGAACTCAGCAAAGGCACGGTCTGCCTCCAGAGTTGTTGCCGCAATATCAATCCCAACCTCACCCTGAGCGGCATTACTAAGCAGTTCCCTCTCGATTCGTTCCGCCTCACGGGCTTTTTGTTCTGCCTCGTCAGCAATCCTTTGCGCCTCAATTGCGGCATCAATACGTCTTTGTTCCTCCGCCTTCACGAAATTGTTAAGATCAGACAGCATGGCTCCCAACAATGTGTCCAGCGGACGCTTTACCGCCCGATAGTCAGCATTGATGGCCAGCACCTTCTCATTGAGAGGTCTTACTTTACCATCACGTTCATCTTCCAGATCTTTCAAGCAGAGCTTAGCTCTGTCAATCTGAAGCTTGGCTTGTTTGGCTTGATCCGCATTGCTAACGCCAATGTTCTCGGCAAACCACTCGCTGATATTGCGAGTGACCTCCCTTGCCAGTTCCAGAATCTCTGGAGGATTATTATGGTTTTTGGGGATCACGGTGGAGAGCTTCCTTTACATCTGGATCAGCCAGCCAACGCTCAACAGCAGGCGCGGGCTGTGGGGCGGCCTCGTATGCCTCAATGGCGGCGCGGGCTTCATTTCGGAACGCTTCTTGGCTAAGTTTGTGCAAATCCTCAAATTTTAGGCTGTCATCGTTCCGGCATCTGTGGATCGCCCGCGCCACGCGCTCGGTGAGTTCATCGGTCATTTCGGTGGTTCCGGTAGTGGCATCCAGTGGGTCGGGTTTAAGCACTCGCTCCAATTTCCTTCACTGTCACGCCAACCCCCGTCCTTAGCGCGATAGGCCAGACCAACCATGCGATGGCCTTCGCGCTTTTGAAAATAGATAAACATTTCTTTTTCCGGCGCTGTCTCAATCGATTGCCAGCCAAGCTGTGGGGCGGCCTCGCGGTCATAACCATGGAGAAAGGCGCGGATCTGTTCTCTTTCCTCGCCATCGAACATGCGCTGACAGGCCAGACGCAGAAGTCTCACGGCATCGTTCATTTCGGCGGCTCCGGTAGTGGCATCCAGTGAGTTGGCTGGGCCATTGGCGTTGATTTAGCCCAGCATCCGCCTTGCAGCCTGTCGGTCCAATAATCCTCGCCCACCATATTTGCTCCAATCGTGGCACAAGGGCGCGCAACTAGAATGCGATAACCTTCAATCTTCGGCGCCGTCTCTATCGGTTGCCAGCCGTCGCTCATCTTTCCTCGCTCTGTGTCTGGCGAAGCGCCGCCGAAATATCTTGTTGGCTCATTGTTAGCGGGGCGTCGGTCGATGGGGGCGGGTCGCGCTCGGCGCGCAGGGCCAGCTTGGCGCGGAGTCGGTCGCGCTCGGCCTCGGTCGCGTGCAAAATTTCGCCCATGCGGTCGAGGTCTTCTTCAAGGCGCAAAATTTCGGCTCTCGTCCGACGGATTTCCTGCGCGGCTAAGTCGCAAAAGTGCATCAGATTGGCCTTGAAATCCTCGGTCCATGCGCGGTCTAGCTGTTCCAAAATGTCGGGCATTATTTGCCTCCCTTCTTCTTGGTCTTAGGCCCCTTGTTGCGTTTCTCGATGGTGAAGTTACGGATGTCCATTTGCGCCGAAGGATGATCCGATCCTCATTGATGGCCTCAATGGCGGCGCGGGCAATATCTCGGTGATAATCCATCAAGGTTTTTCCCCCATCTGATTAAGAATCGCCCACGCCACGCGCTCGGTGAGTTCGTCAGTCATATTTGCACTTCCCTTCGCGGAAATCCTTGGCCCATTGCATTTCTGCCCTGACCCAGCCGTCACGTTGCTTGCGGTACATTTCCTCCCGCTGTTCTGGCGTCATCGCATCCAGCGCGCGCTTCGCTCGTTCTATAAGCTCGGTAAGGTCGTCGGTCATTTCGGTGGTTCCGGTAGCGCGTGCCAATGCGTTATTTTGAAACCATGAAGCATCGCGCTGCTAGCGTCACGGCTGCCGTCGGTGTGTTCATAGATGTGCCCAATCGCGCTAACACTCCTGACATCTGGCCCCCACAAAAGTCCCAATTCTTCTAGTGGCGCCGTCTCTATCGGTTGCCAGCCGGGTATCGCCTCAATGGCGGCGCGGGCCATTGCTTCCCAGCCGTCTCCAAAAGCCCCATGAATCGCCCGCGCCACGCGCTCGGTGAGGTCGTCAGTCATTTCGGCGGCTCCGGTTGCTGTTCAACAGGCGCGTAGCATCCCGCACAGACTAGAATGCCGTCGCCTTGGGCGCCGCAGCGTTTGCATTTGGGAAAGTCAGAATGCATCGCCTCAATGGCGGCGCGGGCAGCAGCTAAAAATTCCTCGCGAATTGGCAATAGCATATCGTCAAAGGGCAATTGATCGTTCAAGCTATCGTGTATTGCCCGCGCTACGCGCTCGGTGAGTTCGTCGGTCATAATACCCCCTTATTGATGTGCCATCCTTTAGGATATTTAACTGCGGTATAGATGGCGGTGGGCACCCCAGCCATATCCGTGCCCATAAGTCGCCGAATTACCCACCGCTCGGCTAACACGGTGCGTCCTATCCAAGGCGAAGTTTGCCGGTTCGGGACCTTGGACAAGCGGGTCTCTTAGGCGGAAAGATGCCGCCCACTACCGTTTGATTTCTTGCCTTTCGACCCACGAGCCGCCAGCTTCGCTGCCTTGCGGCGGACCTGCCACCGCTTGGCATCAATGCGCTCCGACTCAAGGTCAAAGCGGCCCGTCCTTTCAAACTTCGGCTGATAGCCGATAGCTCCAAAGACGGCTGCCACCGTTGAATAACGAGGACAGCGGGTCGTGCGAGAAATCAGCCAGTTACGGAGCGTTGAGGTGCTGACACCACTTAAGTTCGCAACCGTCGATGGCTTCTTCTCAAGCTTCTCCTTCTTGAGGACTGATTCGACCTCATCAAGGATTGGGTCCTGATCCTTTGTCGTTAAAGGATAGGTCCGGTATACATATACTTCAGCCAAAGCTATTCTCCATGTTCCATATCATTCATAAGGGATGACCGAAGTGGCATCATGGTGACTTCTGGCTGATCTTCCACGGATTCAAATGCCTCAGCCTCTGCGCCCATTTCCTTCCGGCCTTTTGCAGTAATTTCATAAAGTTCGCCATTCCTTCGGATCAGATCCTCCTCTCGCATCCGATGCACAGTGTTGTAAAGGCTGCTGTGTGCAAACCCAGCGCCCTTAATAACGTCTCTGACAGCATCCACCGACTGTGATCCATTGGAGAGGAAGTCCAGAACCAAAGCCCTGACGCCCTTCTTATTGTTGATTGCCCTTCTGGTGTACGTCCGGTTCACATTGTCAGAATTCAATAAGGCACGGCCTTTTGCCGTCAAGCGATAAGTTCCCGGAGAAACCCGTTCAATGAGTTTCTCCGATGACATTTTCGTTACCGCTGAATGGACCGAGGCAAAAGAGAAGCCTTTCTTGGCCAAAAGACTACCGATCTTCTGGTAATGAAGCGGGCCGTTGACAAGGGCTTGCAGGAAAACCTGCCTCATGGGAGGCATCCTTCCAGATGCAATCCGTCGCTTCGTCTCGATCCGTTTCTGAACAGGATCATATCCCGGTGCTGGCGACGGCAACTGCTGTTGCTGCTTGGCCGCACCCAACGCCAGATGGATTGACAATACTCCGGGAATGGAGTCGAGCACTTCCATCACCTCACCGAGGCTAGACTTATCGACGTCAATCCCAATCTTAAATGGCTTACTCATGCTTTCTCCTGTTTGCGGTGTTGTCTGTCTCTCTCTTCTTCCCTCTCCAGAGGAGGGAAGAAGAGAGAGAACGTGGTGGTCGTTGCCACCTATCTACTGTGTTAGGCATGTTGTGGACAAAATGTCAAATTAATTTCACCGAATGACCGAATCAGCTAAGCTATCGGAAACAAAAGGAGAGTTGGAATGCACCCCACTATTTGGGACCAAGACAATATCGCGATGCTGATGGAGCGCTGGAATAACGGACGTACCGCCAGTGAGATTGCAGCAGAGTTCAAGGCCCTTGGCTATAACGTTAGCCGTAATGCAGTAATTGGTAAAGTTCACCGTCTCAAGTTGAGTCCGCAGTTAAGGAAGAAGGTAGAAACTTATCCACAACTTGTTCGAATCGTGACTCGCTTACCAGAGTCGAAACCCAAAGCAAGTACCAACGGATCAAAAGGACGTGAAGTCGTGAAGGTTCCCACAGGTTCCAAAGCTATACTTTTGTCTGAGTCCGGCGAAAATAATTGCAGAGCCATCATAGGTTATCAAGGAAACGGTATCTTCATACAGGAAACCACTGGTAAAAGTTCCATCTTGGCAAATGCCTTATGTTGTGGTGAGGATCGGACGTGGACCACAAGTAGTTTCGGCGTTAAGAGGCGGTCCTCATGGTGTGCCTATCATCACAAAAGATTTACTGTAATGGGGAAACTCTAATGGAATTCACCAGTTCTGATGCCCTACGCAAGCATTACAACGAGGTCCATGAACGCCTCACGAACCCACCGAATGCAGTTCCAGACACCGAGATTAACTTGAAGCGCCGAAAAGACGATCTAGAACCCAGAACACTAAAGCCGTTACTGATAGAATTAAAGCCAGATGCAATAGAAACACCGCCAGCACCAGCATCACTTCCTCCAACACCAACGCCACCACAATATCGACTTCCCTCAACCCTCACATACTTCTCATCTGTTATTCAAGAAGCAGCTTCAGAATTCGGTGTAACTCTTAGCGATCTCAAAATAAAATCCCGCAAACAGCATATCGTATGGCCGCGTCAGGTCGCCATAACTGTTGCAATAAAGCAACAGCGATGGTCTCTGCCTTGGATTGCGAGGCAATTTGGGATGGATCATACTACCGCTATCCATTCCAAGCACAAGGTCGAGAAAATTGCTAAAGAAGACGAACAGTTTAGATCCAGATTGCAATCCATCGAACAACGAGTCGCCGCCATCCCAGTCCCAGAGTTCCCAGCTTCATGCTGCCCTAAGTACCCCCTTACCGCTCCCACCATCCGTAAACTCGATCTGGCGGAAAGGAAGGAATGGAACGATTCACAAGAGCCGAGCATACACAAATTGGATAGCTGAGGCCGATCAAATTGTTTTGATATCGAAGAAAGGCCCCATCAAGCAATTGAGGGGGCCATTTGTTGCTGTAGTAGAGTTGTTCGCGCCTAACAAAAGGCGTCGGGATTGCGATAACCACCTGAAAGCAGTGATTGATTACGCTGTACGCATAGGGCTAGTCGAGGATGATAG